TGCAAAGTTTTTAATCTTTACACGAAATGTATCAATACCTGATTCATCCGAACCGTTAATGACCAAATAATCACAACCAATTTCTTCACACATAGCTTTAGCAACTGTAGTTTTACCTACACCTGCACCGCCAGATAAAAGAAGGTTGGGTATATTATTTTGCGTGACGTACTCCTGAAACGGTGTTTTAAGCCGTTCAGGGAGAATACAGTCAGCAATCTTTTTAGGACGATACTTCTCTGTCCATAACAAATGTTCCATCATTCACAAACCCCATAATATAAAATAAAAACTTAATCACATTGATTCAGACGAGCGACAACCTCAAGATAAGGTTCTTCTACAGTCCATGTATTGTTACCAATGCCATAGATTGCAGTTACTTTCTCTCCTTCTTCGTTCTCAATTTCAAAAACACTAATCACATGGTCAGGGTTAATGGCGATGGAATCTGTAGCATTACCCTTGAAACTATTTGTAAAGTAGACTAGCATATTAAGCCTTTGTGAAAGTAGAACCGGTTTCAGTAGAAACCCAATACTGAAGATTCACAGTCTTGTGTTTGAAATTTGAAATACCTTTTGAAGAGATTTGTACATCATAACCACCGTCAAGCAACTTTGCGATATGCTCTGTCTTGAAAACAAAACGATACTTATCACCGTTACCAGCAGAAACTTCAAGTGCATCAGTATGTGCGGAACTATCTGCACTATCAAACGCCAACAAAACAACTTTCTCACCATCTGATTCAACAGCAATCTGTGGTGATCCAAGAACACCAGCTGCATTCATAACCCATTTGAAATCTTCATCTGACAATGTGAATGAGACTTCTGGATCAGGCATAGTCAATTCTTTCTCAGGTGGTGAATTGATGGAACTTGGCTCACAGAAACGATAACGAATCTTGCTGCGACCTTTGTTGCCAACAATCTTAACTTCTTTTTCTGCAAATTCAAAGGTTGGGGTATCTTTGTGCAGAGAAACAACAGACAAAAATTTGTTCAAATCATAGATACCAAATTCACTTGGAACATCTTCTTTGATTGTGACCTGAGCAAGAATGTTCTTGCCAGAAGAGATTGTCTTTAAAACATTACCTTTCTTGAAAAGGATACCTTGGTTAATCTTACCAAAGTTTTTCAATACTTCAATTGTATCCGTAGATAATTGCATAACTAACTCCATATTAAAATAACAACACCATTATACTACATCACTTTATAAATTGCAATACTCTTTCTACATCTTTACCTAAGTCTTGAATTGTACCATTGTTGCCAATCGTGTAATCAAATTCACAGCCTACCCAATCCCATTCCGATTTATGGATATTTTCAAATTGCATGAATTTGGTTCTGTTTCCATCTAATTGGATTTTTTCAAGTAAAGGAAACCAATCTGGATCTTCACCACGTTTGACACGAATAACGATACCACCATTATCTTGGATGTATTGTATTTCATTTTGAAATCGAACATCAGTAACAACAACGTCTTTACCTTTTGCACGATTCAATAACGAAATGACCCAAATATCTTTATGAAAGACTTCACGACCTGCCTCGGTGCCCATTTTCTGTAGAGCTTCACGAGGAGTAAATTCACGACCGAATTTTTCACTCCAATAGGAATCAGGTTCTTCACGCCACTTTCGGCTCATCTCGGTATCTCCCTCAAGGAGTTCCCGAGACCAACCAAACATTACTGCACAAGCATCTTTAAGTGGTTTGGCGAAACTGTCTTTGATGAAACCCTTTTGTTCAAGGATATCACCAACAGTTCCCTTGCCTGATCCGATAAAACCAACCAAACCAATTATCATAACTTGCCGGTATACTGAGCAACAGCAGGCATATTACCACTAAAGGCATATGAACCAATATGCTGTAGTTTCATCCATGGGCATAGGTGAATCTTACCACCAATCTTACGCCACATTTGGCAGAACATATAGTCCTCTGACAAGTATCTTTCACTACCACCGCCTGTGATAGAATCTTTACTGTCAATTACTGTATCAAAGTAAGCATGAATGTAACGTGAACCATCAAAGTTAGCCTGACCAACGTGGTCTGGTTTGTATTTGATAAGTGGGTATGCTTCTTGCATCATATCGAACACATGACGTTTAATCAACATATGTCCCGTACCAGTTTCCATCACTTCTAATGGGTCTGATACTTGAAATGATTGTGTACCTTTTACTACGTTGAAAACATATTCACCAACCAATTCTTGTAATGCACCTGGATCCATTTCAGGATGAGCTCTTGCTGCGGCAGCAATGTTACCCCAATTAATAGATTTCTTAGGATATGGGCCACCAATAACATCTTTGTCAAGAGCTAAAAGTGCAAGAATATCTTGTGGTGAGTAATGAATGTCTGAGTCAATGAATAGTAAATGAGTATATCCTGAACGGAGAAATTCATCGACTAGGTAATTACGAGCACGGGTAATAAGTGATTCATTAAACAAAAAGGAGAATCGTGTTTCAATTCCGTATTTGTTAAATGTTGTTTGCAAATCTAGGCAAGACTTAACATATAGTCCATGTGCCATACCACCATACATTGGGGTTGCAATAAAGATTTTATTCTTTTTCAATTCTTCAATATTGACTTGAATTTCCATAGTGTATCCATAAATAAAAAAAGGAGAGATACTAATATATATCTCTCCTTGCTCAACAAAACGCCGTTAAATTAGGCGAATGTTGCTTCACCGCTCTGGCGCAACGCCATGATACCAGCAGCAACGATGCGCTTGGTAGGTGTACCGAGGCGATAGAAAGAAACTTTCTCGCCGTTGGTATTGATGCGGCTGTTCAGGTAAATTGAATGACCTTCTTTACGCAACTCATTGATAGTAGCACTTGGGTTTTTTACACCAAACTTAGCAGCCATCTGATTGGCGGTAAGTGTGTTGTATGTGCTGTCTTTGGTTAGGTAAGAGAGGACTTTTGATTTTGCTGACATTGTATAGCTCCATAATTTAAAATGAATCACTTTCAAAGAAACTTATCTGAGGTGTGATTCAAACCTCAAGATTAGATACCATTATATCATAAAGAATGCTCATGTGCGGCAGACATGAGCACCATTGCCTTAGAATGGAATTTCTTCTGTAGATTTAACTTCTTCGGCAACAACCGTTTGTGCCAAAATGGATTCGGTATTTGCACCTGCATCAACTTTCGTATACAGGTCAAGGAAAGACATTTTGGTATCATCATCAAAACGATTCAAGCACAACTCAATGGCTTTCATTCGATTACCGAATACACCATAAGTTTTTGAAATGTGTACCAAGCGGCGAGTAGAAATCACTTCATCAACTCCGCCCTCTACGAAAGTTTTGCGAATTACATCTGCCCAAGTAACAAGTTTCTCGGCAAATTCATCATCGGCTTTACCGAATGATGTTAATTCTTTCTTGATAATCTTACGCTCAACGGCAACTGGAGGCCAGTCTTGTTCGTATGTATTGAGGAATCGTTCAAGGAAGGCTTCGTTAAGGACATTGGTGAACATATAACGACCATCTTCTGAACCTTTACCTTTGGTATTTGCAGTAGCAACAATGGTAAAACCTTCAGCAGGAACCACATTCTCATTTTTCTTTTTCAACAAGAATGGTTTGCCTTCAAGAACACGCTGCAAGCAGGAAAGGTTCTGAGCACCGTAATCAATTTCATCAATACACAATACGGCACCTTGACGAGCAGCAACCGTAACCGGGCCGTCACGCCATTCCATCTGACCGTTAATCAGAATAAAGTTACCGAGTAAATCACTTTCATCGGTTTCAGGTGTCATTGAAACGCAAATAAACTTGCGACCAACTTTGGCACAAGCTTGCTCAACTGACATTGTTTTACCATTACCTGAATGACCAGTAATGAAGATTGGGTAGAATTGCTTTGATGAAACGATTTTTAACAAGTCATCATAGTTGCCAAATGGCACATAATTTTTGTAGACCTTGGGAACCAGATTTTCTGTTTCAAGGTCGGTAACAATATTCGCAATACGGTTACCGCCGTTTTGTACGGTTTTATTATCGGGCATATTAATAACCTGTGCTGTCATATCAATTGTAGCTGCGGCAGGCACAGCACTAGAATTAGGGACTCGGTACAAACCACGACCAACTCGGTTTGATTCGTCTTTGGTGAACCACGGTACTCCGTAGATACCAATCTCAGAGCAAATCTGTTTAATCTCAGATTTGCTCACGGTGTCTTTACCAAGGTTTGTAAGCAAAGCGAAAAACTTCTCACGGACTTCAACTTTAGTGGTACGCATTTAAAACTCCAAATTTCACTAGAACTTCCATTATACAATAAGATAGTGCTGCCTGTCAAGGCCACTGTTGTAAAAATACAACAGTCTAGGCAGCAATACCATCAATGAACCGGTTGACCATCACTCGATTAACTTGTTTCTTATTATTCATTTTCATAAACGCATTTTTTAACTTGCTTGCCGTAACAGTACCTGTTACCGACAATTCTTCATCCTCAATACCCAATTCTGAACCACCAGGCATCATAAAGAATGCATCATAACCTGGATTGAAAGATTCGAGGAATTTTTCACTCTTCAACTTCTTACTTAAGCTCTGAACAAATTCAGATTTGTGATATTGCCAATGTGTATACTGAAAATCTTCATTGCAAATCTGTTTAACAGTACGACCTTTTTTATCGTAGTATTTGTTTGTAACAGATTTTGTTAAATTACGACCAGTTTCAGTAATAAAGAAACCAAAAATCTTAGCACCAGTCACAGCACGGAACCAATCGAAAATTGCAACACGCAAACTATCATCAATATTGTAATGACTATCATTGAAGTGGAAGTCGAGTTTAATTTGCAATTTTGAATCACGGTCTTTAATGTAAATATTCTCAATACGAGCTTGAAAACGTTTTGCTTCATATGGTAATTTGTTTAAATCTGTTTTTGACACTTCACGAGATTTAGTAACAAAATCGGCAGTATCAGCATCACCGTCATGCACGATTACAAGGTTAACCAAATCAAGGTTGTTCACTTTGCGGAATTGTTTTGTAACTGGTTCAAGAGCAACCATCGCCTGAACCAAAGGAGTATTACCCATAGATTCAGTAATAGGGATACCATGGCGAGGTCCAGAATTATAAGCACTACGCAAAGCAATCATATTGCGAATAGCACCATTAAATTCAGCACCACTCATTTTAGAATTGAGGTACTCTCGCAGATAAACTGGTTGCAAGAACAAATCACCATCTTCATAAGAAAAACCAGATTGTGGTGCTTGACCTTTAAAATCAAACTTACGGGCCGTTTGAGAATCACCGAAACCATACACAACAAATGGAATATTCACTTTGCGACAGAACATGGTAAGAACCAAAATCTGTTCAATAGAAGCGCCCATATTACCACGCATAGAACCAGAGCAATCAAGCAACAGAACCAGTCCATGTGATTTGCCTTTTGGCACTCGCATGATTTTTTTGAAAATGTTATCTTCAACTTTATACTTGTAAAGTTTACCAATATCAATATCACCTGTGTTGGACACTTTAGCTTTCGCATATGACCGAGCAGCTTTCTTCATTTCAAATTCTTTTGCAAGCAGACCAATGTACCGGTCATTTTTCAATTTGAATTCTTTTACCAATGCATTACATTCAGCAACCTTTTGTTCTCTTTTATCGAAATAAAATTCATGCAAATGCTGATGCACAACCTTAGCTGGTGTAACAATTTTTTCCAAATCTACTTGTGGAATTTTAGTGTAGACAAAAGGCCGGCATTTTTCATTGACCAGTTCTACTTCTTTGTTACGAAAGGCTTCATCTGTGGTGCAAATAGGTTCAAAATCATCATCAACATTTGGCTTTGAATCTTTGACACGGTTTAAATTGGCGCCTTGTTGGTCACCAGATTCACCTTCACCAGATTCACCATCACCATCTTCATCCGATTCTTCATCAGAATCACCAGATTTATCAGAAGCTTCAGCATCGCCGTCATCCGCATTTTCACCATCTTCACCATCTTCACCATCTTCACCATTTTCACCATTTTCATCAGAATCGTCACCCCAGTCATTAGCTTGACCGAAAGAATCTTCATCAGAATCGTTATCGTCAAATTCATATTCGCCATTTGGATCAGGCATGAACATTTGTTGTTGTGTTTCGAATTGTTCATCTTTTGAGTAACCGAAAACAACTTCAGTAACACGGAGAACATCGTCCCATGTTTCACAATTTTCTACATCATTGACCATTTTCACTTCTTCATCGGTGAAATTGATAACCATTGTACCACCAGATTTGGTGTAAATGTTTAAACGGTCAATGAATGATAATTTGTTAACATCACGGGTTTTAATACCGAAGAAATCACGGTCTAAAAGGCTTTGGTAACCACGGATGAAAGACTGGCGAATGCCAGGATATTTGCGTTTGATTTTCTTTTCAATACGGGCATCTTCAACAACATTCAAGAAGCCTTTGAAATTACGACCACGACCTGAGATAGCATCATGCCATCCTTCAGCAGGTGTATAACGTGCATGACCAACTTCATGGCCTAACAACAGGTCGTACAAATCGCCTGACATATCTTTCCAGATAGGGCAGTATAGAATACGGTTTACAGGGTCAAACCTTGCCGTAGAGATTTTATCATGTACGATATTCAGGTTTTCGGTGGCAAGTAATTTTGCCAATTGGGATTTCGTTTCAACAGTAAATGTCATAGTACGCTTTTTCTCATTAAGAACATCCAGTATAACACAATCCTACTTGGATTGCAAGCTCTTTATATAGTCGGTAAGCTGTTGATTTAATTGTGGATTCTTACAGACTTCACTAAGGATATCTTTAATACCGTGAATCTGAAATGCATCCAGAACATCATGGACACAAGAAATATAGTGCATTTCCTGTTGTTCCAACAATGTGTGGGAGTAATCTTCTGTGGGTGCGAATTGAAGTGTTTCCATGTCTATCTCCTATCAATACAACCAGTATAACACAACTGGCTGCCATGTCAAGGCAATAAAAAAAGACTGTTGTTTTTACACAACAGCCTTGGAGAAAGTGGAGCGGGGTCAGGGAATTAAACCATCTATTCTTCTTGGGAGAAAAACTGTCTCAGACACCCCGCATTTTTTACTTCATATAATTATATATGCTCTTTATCATTGAAATTCACGGCACAGATACATCATCGCCCAACTTGTGATAGATACTTTGCCTTTGTTTCTTCCCATGACATATAGATTAGGTCATCATAAAATAAAGACTCATAGGAAACGGTATCTTTTTTCACCAATTGTTTGATACGACCTTTAGCGTGCTTGGTCTTCCAAATGTCAACCAATGATTCGTAGCTAGTATCAAATGATTTCACTAAGGCATCTTCTTTGATTTCACCACGGAGAAACTCATAGCTGTTGTTGTACAAAGGACTAAAGTAAATGCCTCGAGCATGGTCTGTACGAATGATTTCTTTAGGTACACCAAGTTTAGTATATGTAAATCCTAAAGACCTATTCTTATGGTCACGCTTATGTGGTTGACCAGAAGGTTTCTTTGCAACGTACCATTCAAAATATTTACGACTATGCTTGGCCTTCAACCATTCACGAATCAAATAACGAGTTTCTTTTCCCGGTTCAAATGATACCGAACCTGCTGTGAATCCCATCTTCTGCCAATGGTCAAGGTTATCATATTGTGAAAGACCATTCAACTTGGTTTTACCGTACAATGAGGTTGTTGTTACACCGATCAGAGTATCACCGTATTGTTTCTTCCATAAATTCTGCACTTCATCAGATAGGCATAACAAGGCTAGTAGTTTACCACCAACATAATTGTAACCCAATGGTTGGAACGGAACAATAGTAGAACCAATCGCAGTATGGTTAATCATACCACCTTGAGTTTTCAATTCTCTAGGCCAACCAATCACAGTATCACGAGGAGTTAAATCAAGAAAGTCAGATGAAATGCAAATAACACCAAGATACTTACTTGACTTAGCATCTTTAACAAAGAAATTTAGATTACGACCGATATTGGAATTGTTCTTCATTGTTGAAATGAATGTACGAGCTGTATTCCATTTTTCAGGTAATTCTTTACTTCGTTTATTGTCAACTTGGATATCAGAGCCATCAATGCCTTTGGCAGACATGATACTAGAATCATCGGTATATTCCAAAACAGGTTGAAGATTCAAATAATCTTCATATGAATTCGGTACCCAAATGTTATTCTTCACAGAATCAACAATGATTTGCTGCTTTGGGTCAAGAAGTTGGACTTCTTCTCCAAATAAAGTTTGATTCACAACAGTCGGATATTTTTCATGTACTTCACACCACTTCTGGTATAAAGTATATTCTTTCACATCCATTTGTGAAACATAAGTCAAATCACGGATGGTTCTTTCTTTCAATTCACCATCATTTATATCCATGAAAGAAGAGGCAGGATTTTCATCTTGCCATTTAGTCCATTGGGTTTCAATATCATCAATCATTTTGACATTCTTTTAATTTTCTTAATAAGTTTACTTTGTCTATCTCTTGCTAATTGTAACGCAACTGGCTTAGAATAAGAGGTATACTTGATACCATTCATGTGGTCAAGTTCATGTTTGAAACAACGGGCAGTTAACCCTTCCATACGCATCTGTTTCAACTGCCCATTTTCATTGATGAATTGTGCCATGATCCACTCTGGTCTTTCCACATTTAAGGTTAGTCCGGGGAATGACAAACATCCTTCTTTGTCTTTATGGAAATTAGGTGATTCATCAATGATAATAGGGTTAATACAAGCCCATGAATCATCTGGTGTACCCATAACAAACACTCTTTCAAAGACACCACATTGATTAGCAGATAGTCCGATTCCACTATACATCTTCATGGTCATTCGCAATCGCTTCGAAAGCAATGTCATGTTTGCATTAGGTAAAGGCAAATCATATTCTGGAATACGTTGATCCAACATTGGATGGTTTTCACCAAACAAGGTCAATGGTTCAACAGTAGGTTCTGCCATGCCTGCTTCTACTTCGGTATTAATTGTAAATACTTCACTCATTATCTTAGCACCCAATCTTCGGCAAAATCTTCTGCCCTTTGTTCATCATCAAAAAATACAGCCTCATTATAGTCTGTTACTGCTATATAAAGCAAGACCATGTACCTACTATTGCCTTCAGTAATGTATACCTGACTAGTCTTGTTATCTTTACCATCAGTATACTCACTCAATTTTTTAAACTCACTCATTTCATTATCCTTGAAAAGTTTTTAACTTTCTCAAAGCGAATTACTGACCTAAACTTGTCTTGCAGTATATCACCCTTATGAGAAATAACAAACACATTAGTACCTTCTAACATCTGCAAAATCGTCATTAGATACTCGGTACCATTAGCATCTAATGACGAGTCAAACACTTCATCTAAAATCAGAAGGTTGGTGTTAGCTGAATTCTTTAACTTAGCAACTGCACGCCAGCTAAACAATAAAGCCAAATCAATCTTCTGTTTCTCACCTTCACTAAAACTGGCATAGGTAAAATCGTCTCTGTGCCTAGACTTGATTGTTTCTTTAAATGATTCATCAAGGTTAAAGTTAACAAAGAAATCAAATGATGCTAGATACTTGTTTACCAACTTGTTGATGATTGGCAAGTACTGTTTGATAATCTTGGTTTTAATACCAGTATCTTTCAATAGTCCTGCTGCGGCATCATAGTAAACTTTTTCATCAATCAAGGCCTTCAATTCATCTTTCAATGATTCTAGTTTTAATTCCAGTTCTTTCAATTCACTTGAAGAATCTTCGGTGTTTGCTTCAGAAACTTTAAGTTCAGCAATCAACTTCTCAAGCTTCTTGATATACTTATTAGTCTCTGTAATAGATGTATTGTTTGTTGCAATCTTAATCTGAAGTGTTTGTATCTTCTTCTGCACTTCAGAAATGACATTAAGTTTTGTTTGTTCTTCTAGGAGTTTTTCTTCCAGTTTACTTAGACCATGAGTACACTCACCAACCTTTACAGAAAGTGAATGTAATTCCTCTTCCTTAAACCCCAAGGCAATGGTCTGCCGACACGTTGGACAATTATCATTGCCTTGAAAGAAATTGATATCTCTTTGAAATTTGGATAAGTTGCTTTCAATCTGAGATTCAAGTTTCGTAAGCTTCTTGACTTTAGATTCTGTCTCAGTTTTAGATGCAATCGCCAATTGGTGCCGCTCGACTTCGGCCGTATAGGACTCAATCTCTCCTGATAGGGTGGATATAACAATATTACTGCTGTTGATATCGTTGCCGTATTCAGCAATCTTTTCATCATTGTTTTGTTTAAGTTCATCAATATGCTTCTTCTGTAGTTCGTATTTTTGTTCACTAAGTTCAATATCGTATTTCTTTGAAGTGGTCAATTCTTTATTGTTTAGCGTCTTATCTTTGAGGATGTTATTCATCGCTGAAAAGATTTGGATATCCAATAAATCTTCAATGATTTCTCTACGGTCACCTGGCTTCAATTGCATGAATGGTGTAAATGATGCTGAACCAAGAATAACAATCTGTGTGAACGACTTGTAGTTTAACTTCAAAATAAACTTTTCAAGGTATTCTTGGTAATCACGGACTGCGGCTTCTTGGTTAATCATTACACCGTCACACCAGATTTCAAATACAGCAGGCTTAATACCACGAACAATCTTATATGATTTGTTACCTGTACTAAACTCAACTTCAACGATACAATCTTTACCATTAATACTGTTCAACAATTGTGGCTTATTGACTGCACGAAATGGTTTGCCAAACAAGGCAAAACACAACGCATCAAGCATCGTAGATTTACCTGCACCATTAGAACCCACAATTAGGGTATTAGGTGACTTATCAAATTGTATTTCGGTAAAGTAATTCCCTGTACTCAGAAAATTCTTCCATCTAATTTTTCGGAATAGTATCATTCAGTTTCCGTGTTCAGAGCTTCAACATAAAGTTCTTTCATTAAGGTCTTTAGTTTATCATTATTCACAGTCAAAGTGAGGTTATCAATATACTTAGATAAGATTGTCATAGTATCTTCTGCCTGGTCTATCAACTCTTGGTCATCATCTAAGGCAACATCGGTAAAGTCCTCAACGATTGATATATCAGCAACACCTGCCTTATACAGGCTATCAATCACATTATCAAATAGGTAAGGGTTTTGTTTGTTCAATACCACAACTTTAACAAAGGTATCTTTCAAATTGTTAAAGTCATAATTCTTCCAATGTTCAAAGTCCTGAGCACCATCATCATAGTTCAGCTTGTAGAACATACGATTTGGATTAGGAACAAAAGTCAACTCTCTTGTCTCGGTATCAAACACATGAAACCCACGTTGGTCATTGTAATCTGCCCATGTGATTTCGTATTGGTTACCAAGATAGAAGATTGAACCATCATTGGACTTATGATGGAAGTGACCAGAAAGAACCATATCGAATCTATTAAACAAACTCTTATCTAGACCTGTGTGACAGATATTTCCTCTATCCATCTCAAACCCTGCAATCTCAAAATGACCAAAAACGATTTGTGTTTTGGTGTTCTCTAAGAAATCTAAGGTCTGTTCATAGTTACTAGAATTGATCCAAGGTACGAGAGCCACTTTTGTACCAGCATATTCCATTTCAACCGGATCAATAAACACATTGATGTTTTCATAACGGTCAAACAATTCATGCATGGCATTAATTTCATTTGTGTTCTTGTAAGTAACGTCATGGTTACCAACAATGACGTCCATGTTGATGCCCTCTCTTTCAAGCACATCAAAGAACCTTTTTCGCCAGGAATTCAAAGTGACAAAATTGATGTATTTTCTACGGTCAACAACATCGCCTAAGTGGCAAATCTGTGTGATGTTATTTTCTTTCAGATAAGGAAAGAATGTACCTTCCCAAAACTTAAAGAAGTATTCATTGAATCTTGGGTCATCACCTCTTGCACCGGCGTGCGTATCATTTATCAGGGCTATTTTCATCGTGAATAATATCAATATCTTCAATTACAGGAATAGGTTCATCGAGAAATTTCTCAAGACCTTTCAACTTTGTTTTCTTTTTGTTTTCTTTAGCTAACTCAAATGTTTCAATAAACTCAGCAATGTTATCATACATTTCAAATTGCTTCATATTGCCATGTTCATCTTCATACATTTCACCTTCATTGAGCAATCCAAATTGCTGTGTTGCCTTATACTTGACATACAATTGTTTCTTCTCCTTGGTAATCCTACGGAGAAAAGCAAAGTAAATAATTTGGGTGAAGTATGCGAAAGGATTCTTAGACTTAGATGGATCAAAATTACGGAAGTATTGAATACAATTCTCAATACCATCACAAATCATTTCATCACGGAAAGAATATGATATAAAGTTTGGCTTGCGTGAGAGGTGTTCTGCAATCTTTAGGAAACATTCACCAACATAATTTGGTATAGGTGGATCTTCTTTACCTTGTTCTTTAGCTGATGCACACCTTTCATGGTAATCAATTAACGATGCTAAAAAATCGCCATTGTTGACGTAGTGTTTCTTGCTCATAATAATCCCAACTCACTTTTGACTCTATCTAATAATATTAAAACTCTTTTCTTGTAATCAAAACCTAACAGACCTGATTTCTCACCATGTTCATATGGTGGTAATTTACCAATACTTGTGTATTGTTCTGATGTTAGGTCGATGATGTTACCATTCTTGTCAACTACCCACCAATGATAAATCTCACCATCAAAACCTCGGTGCATATGCATAGCTTTAGGACCAAAGA